CCAACCTGAAATTGTTATTGAAGAAGAAGACGTTATTGCTTGGATTAATAGTCATATGGATGGCAAAAAGAGGAAACTGTATTATGATGCTTGGGTCAAGTTTAAATGTTTCGATAAAGTTCGACCAGAACAACCAGAAATATTTACCAAGCAAGATGAATTTCTTTTGTGTAGTAAAAAATGCAATCGACCTATCATTAATATGTCCCCTAAAGCTGCAGTTTATTATGGACCTTATGCTAAGAAAATTACAGATTTGTTGAAGAAACAATGGGGCCCAGATATCAGCATTAGAGAGGAATTTTATTTTGGCAACAAGATCCGCTTTAGACCTTTTTGGGGTCCGGGTCTGAGCTTTCTAGATTTAGGAGAACTCATAGATCTTGTTTCTTGTGATAATCGCCAAAGTGTTGATGTGTTTGTGGCTGGTGATGATTGTCTTGCTAGGGTTTGTTATAATGGCAAAGTTTATTGGTTAGAGAGTGACTACTCTTCTTATGATCAGAGCCAAGGCATAAGTGTTGTACGTGACCGTTTGTGTGGTCCCTTAGCCTTTGCCTATGGTATGATGTTGAAATTGGGTTGTCCTCAAAAATTGGTTGCTGATTTGGACCAAAATTACCAACAGGCCATTAGAGTTTATAATCCTGATAAAACACAGACTGCCACTATTCATTTTAAAGGTGATAGGATGTTTCCCACTGGTTCACCCTTTACTACATTTAATAATACTGTTAACGGTTTAGGACCGTGGATGTTATTTTGCCACCGTTTCGATCCGGTGTGGATTTTGAATCCGCAATCTTTGTCTTCAACTTTTGAAAACTTGTGTTTTTTACTTGGTTTCAAAGCTAAAGTGAAAGTTTATGCTACAGTTTCTGAGTGTACTTTCCTCAAAGGACGTTTCCTATTTTCACGTTATAAGAAAATGGGACTCTCAAAGTCTGGTTTTGTTTGGTATCCAGACATGGGTGTTTCTTCAAAATTTGGCTTTTCAAAGAAACATCCTGGGAGTTTGTTTGTTAAATTAAAAACCGACGAAGCTGTGGACAGGTATTTGAATGGAGTTGCCAATGGGTGGGCTTTTTACCCACCAACTCCTATTCTTAGAGCTCTCGTGAAGAGATATATGCAATACAAAATCAGTCAAGATGATTTTGATTATATCCAATCGGTTGGAAATAGTTTTGCATACAAGCCCACAGCAGGTTTAGATGATCCTTCTTTTGTGTTGGAGGAAGTTGATTACACTCCTATGTTCGAAGCTTATGGTACTGACGAAGTAGAAGTGGCAGAAGTAGAGCGGATGATAGAAACTCTACCTAAGTATGCGATACTTCAACACCCTCTGGCGATGCGCTTACAATCCGTGACTTATGGTGACGGTTTGCCTGGCGACGAGGAAGGTTAATGAAAACTAACGGGAAACCGTGCCCATTTAGGAATTCTAAGGAATTCC